TAGTAGCCGGAAAAACCTTTAGACCGTACAACCCTAGTGCTAAAGATATCTTTCATCTGTATGACAATGGACAGTATATCGGTCAAACCAGAACTCTCGGGTTAGCAAAAGAAAAACTGGGTGACCTGCACAGCAGGATGGAACTGTCCGGAAAATCCGGATAGTTCAAAAAGAAGGCAACAGGGACGTCAACCGGGAGATCGATTTTTTACAACCTCGATATGATCATTTCAGTCGGTTATCGGGTCAAAAAGTCAAAAAGAACAATAACTGAGGTCTACACATGCCTCACGCTACTATTCGTCTACCAGCTCCATGGAAAGGCGGACAAGATAAGTTTTTCTATTGGAGTGACGAAAACCCCAAAGCTCAAGTCCTCGTTGGACCCTGTGGAACTAAGGTTGGCAAAGCACTTACCCTAAAAGAAGTCTTACCAACACCAGAAGGCTTTAAAACAGTAGAAAAAATAGCAGTTGGTGACCTTGTGTTTAGTGAACACGGACAGCCTATCAAAGTCACACACATGACCCCCGTGATGCATGATCATGACTGTTTTGAAGTTGTATTTAGTGACGGCAACAAAATCACCTGTGACGCAGGGCATCTTTGGACAACCTATACGTGCCAACATGAAACCCCAAAGGTTTTTACAACCCGTGAAATCAAAAACTCGTTAACCACTACTAAAAACAATGAAACGAAATACAACCACAAAGTAGCGTGCGTCAGCAGTGCGGTAGAGTTCACCAAAAAACTTTTACCTTTGGATCCCTACAGTTTTGGAACAGGGTTAGACGAACGTAAAAACAAAACCCGAATTCCTGATCTGTACCTGACGTCGTCCCCTTTGCAGCGTCTTAGTTTACTGCAAGGGATTATGGACACCAAAGGATCAGTGATGGGTGATTTCTACGTGTTTGAGAGCGTGAGTTTACCTTTGATGCTTGATGTAGCCGGTTTATGTCACGGCTTTGGTATGCTGCTACACCGCACAACAAAGAAAGACATTCACCGCCTGAGCTTTCAAACCGACCTTTTAATGTTCACTAAAAAAGAAAACCTAAAACCTAAAACACCAAAAGGCTTGCAGTTTAGAAAGATTGTAGCCGTGATCCCGGTAGATTCTGTTCCCGTCAAATGCATAACGGTAGACAACCCAACCTCTCTTTTTTTGGTAGGGAAAGGCTTTGTTCCTACGCACAACTCGTTTGGATCGGCTCTGTGGCTTACAAAAGAAGCTCTCGTAAATCCTGGTATGTATTGTGTGTGGGTTGCCCCGACGTATCTTAAATGTAAAATCGGTTACCGGTACATGAAAGCCATGATGAACGTGGAAAGTATCGCTAAGTGTGTCGATGGACTGTTAGAGATTAGAATCAGTAACGGTTCTTTTATTAAGTTTTTGCACGGTAGTGACGCTGAAGTCACCATTGAAGGGGAAGCTGTTGACCGGTTTATTATCGATGAAGCAGGAAAGATTAATAAGCAAGTGTGGCATTCACTCCTAACCACCATTACGCAAACCGGCGGCATTGGTATTATTACGGGAACACCTAGAGGTTTTAATTGGTACTACGATGTATACCGTCAAGCTAAATCAGGTAATCCATTTTTTTGTCACGTGACTTTAAAAACAGAAGACAGTCCGTTTGTAAAAAAAGAAGCCATTGCTCGAAACAAAGCCCTTATCCCGAAAGCTTTGTACGATCAATACTACAACGCCATGTTTGTGAGCAGTGGATCGGTGTTTGGAGATCTTACAGGTCTTTGGGATGAATCATACGAACTGTCTGCTCTATCCAAAAGGTTTTGGGTTCATCCCGATGCCAGTAAACGTACGGGTGAAATTATTCACGGGATGGATATCGCTAAAAAAAGAGACTTCACTGTGATCTTTAGCGTGAACACGAGAGGAGAAACCGTAGGTTTTGTTCGGTTTAGAAATTTACCGTATCCTCAGCAGGCTAAACGTCTCGAGCTGTATCTTAAAAAGTATTTTAATGAAGCTGAAGACAACTTTGTTAGATTTGACGAAACGGGAGTTGGTACCGCTTTGGGTGACATGTTTGCAGAACTAGATCTAGACTGTAGTTTTAGTCCCGTCATCTTTAGCAACCGTTCTAAAAGTGAAATGGTCACACGTTTAATTTTAGCAATTGAACAAAGTTGGCTTAAAGTTCCTCGGATAGAACTTATAGAACACGAACTGGCTAGTTATGAGATGGCCGTCACAAAATCTGGTCTTTACAGTTATAACGCGCCTGATGGTGAACATGACGATATAGTCTCTGCTATGCTTCTTGCAGTCTCACAAGCTTATCAAAATGATATGGCAGAAGGAGCCGAAAAACTTATGGATAAGTTGTTGTCTGGAGAACCTTTAGGATACGATGATGCTATAATGGAGTTTGCAAGCTCCATGAGACAAGATGCTGAAGATTTCTTTGATGATGAAATTGATGACGAACGGGACGAAGATTTTGACTTTGAACGAAAGTAGTTTTGATGTGGCCTTTTAATAAAAACCAATCACCTGTTCCTGCAAGATTACTAGAAGACGCCATGGACGAACTCGGTCTTGTGCGGTTAAACGATATGAACGGTGCCATTGAAGCAGCAATTCAAAAGCATCTCGATCCCAGTTCCTTAGACGGTTACGAAGACGATCAAAGCGGTCACTTTAACACCGAGTTCAATCTTGTAGCTACGGCTGCCAGGATGAAAGGGCTCTACCGCAGAGAACCGTGGGTGTACACCTGTTCCAGTATCATTGCTAGAACCATGTCTACCATTCCCTATGAAGTTGTGAACTGTCAAACGGGAGAGATCGACAAAGATCACCCGTTAAATAAATTTCTTAATGCAGGCAATGATCTTCAAGACAACACGCAGCTCAACTGGGCTGGAAGTTTAGATCTTATCCTGGGGGGAAATGAATTTCTCGTTATTGACGGCGAAAAAATTATTCACGTACCCATTGAATTCGTAGAAATTAAATACGCCGACAAAACTGACACTGAAAAATACCCCATTGAAGGTATCTACATTCGATCGACAAACTATCCCGCAAACACGAAATCAGCCGTGTCGTTTGTACCGTGGGAAAATGTGATTCACTTCAAAATGCCTAACCCCTTTAGTCCCTACGTTGGACTGTCCATGGTTGCAGCGGCGTCTCGTCCGATTCTGTTAGACAGACATAAAAATGAATTTGAACTGGCTTTTTATCTTAGAGGTGCGACTAACGCTGGGGTGATTGAGACCACAGAAGACATCACGAAAAACCGCATGGAACGACTCATGCGTACCTTTGAATCTGCGTTTACGGGAAGGAGAAATTGGTTTCGCCAACTTTTTCTACCGAAAGGTGCCAAATGGGTCAGTTCAGGTCTCACCATGGCAGAAATGGAACATCTAGAAGGGTTAAGAGAAAACAGAATTACCCTACTAGCCGTTCTAGGCGTGCCGCCGATGAAAGTCGGTATCGTCCAAGACGTGAACCGCTCCACAGCAGAAATTCAAAACGAGACGTTCTACGAGAACACGATTATACCGATGTCCAGAATGACGGCAGCAGGTTGGAACAATTCTTGGCTCGTCAAACACATCTATAAAGCCGAAGTCATGGTACGGCCAAACTTCGACGGGATAGACGCCATCGGCGGCGGAATACTGATCAGAAGTCAGCAGGCTAAAAGTTTAGACAACATCGCAACCATTAACGAGCAACGTCACATCGCAAAACTCCCCCCACTAAAACCCACTGATCCACGCGGTACGATGTTTGCCATTGAACTGACAAAGTTAACTCTCGATCCGTTTGGAGCGTTAATCCAACCCCATCTCGAAACGCTAGGTCCAGAAGGTGAAACGTCAGGTGCTTTGCAAACGGTAGAAATCCCTTACCCTGATATCGGCAACCCGCACACCCATTTCGCTGAAGTTGACGAGCAGTTGACGGGTAAGACGACAACCACAGAAGGTGACGTAGAAGGTCACGTTCACGAGATCATTATGGGAGAAGTACAACCGAGCGGTATGGATAACCACGTTCATCCAAACCTTGACCTTGAAGAAACCGAACGAGAAGAAAAAACCTTTCAACGGGTCAAACAGATTACGATTGGTGTTCAAGAGGGTATTGAAAAAGGTCAGGGTCGAAGGTTTTTGACGGCATACGAACGCAATCTCACGATTAAAATGGAGCAGGTCAAAGATTCTCTTCGTCAAGGTATAACGGATGTGCGGTCTGTCTTACAAACAAACGTTAATTTGAGACTGTTGCAGTACCAAAAAGACGCTGAGAAAGTGCTGCAAGAGACCATGTCTCGAGGCTTTGTTTTTGCTCAAACCCAAACCAGAAACATGTCAGGCTTTTCAAAAAAGGCGTTTAACTATTCAGCTCAAGATGAACTAGCGATTGAAATCATCAAAGAAAGAACAGCGAGCGAACAAAGAAGAACGTTAGCGATTAGAAACATTAATAACTACTTTGGATTCGACAGAACTTCCACAGAACAGATCCAAACTCTTATAGAGCGTGGTTTAGAAGAAGGGCTTACCACAGAGACCATTGCTAGAAATATTGCCAGAGATTTTGGGGAGAATTACGGTGACCAGGCTTTTACGATTGCCAGAACAGAAACCTTAACCGCTATCTCTCAAGGGATTATGTGGCAAAACCAGGTCTTGCAAGAGGTTTTTAGTGAAGTCAATAAGCAGTGGTTTCACGTAGGAGATGTGAGTTCTAACCCCGATGCTAGAAAGGGACATGCAACCTTTGAACGTGAAGGCCGACGAGGTATAGTTCCTAGTAATTACGTCTACGTTAATCCAGACACAGGAGCTAGTTTAGGGTACCCAAGAGATCCTCGTGCCATTGCTTCCGAAGTTATAAATTGCAGATGCGCACTTTCGTCAGTTATCCCTAATACCGCACAGTCAAACGCTGAACAAATTATTAACAGGGGTTAGATCATGGCCGTTGAAATTATTGGCAACAGTGAAAATGTTAGAAAGTATCGTGAGTATTTACACCGTCAAGGCGTGTTAACCAAACGCTTCATTGATTCTGCACAAAGACGTGGTCAACCGATTATTGAAAAACCAGAAGGGTACCGCATCATAAACGGTGGTATAAAAAACGTGTATAACGTTAAAACTGTTAAGGGTATACCACGTGAAGTTAAATCTTTAGATCCCATGCAAAAGCTCTACATCAAAGGTATTGCAAACGCCAACATGGTCGACCGTATGGACGAACGGTTAGAACCTGCAGGGATTGACATCAATAACTTTATGAAAAACCAAGTCCTGCTTTTAGATCACCTTTATATTGCAAGCGCTACCATTGGTCGGGTCGTGAATTTAGATGCTCAAGACAGTGGGATTCACTTTGAGGCCTACATTGGAGATCCGGCCAAAGCAGAACTGACTGGGCAGCAAAAAGATGCTCGGTCACTGATTGCTCAAAAACTTTTACAGACTGTCTCAGTTGGATTTATACCGCACAAGGTTAAAGCTCCCGAGTTTGATGAGCAAGGCCGTCTTATGGAGCCTGCAGTTATTTTACAATGGGAACTTTTAGAGTTATCTGTTGTTGCGGTACCTGCTAATGCGGGTTCAGTGTTTACGGTGAGTAACTTGTCCCTGGAAGAGCCTGTTCAACGATCCGCTTTGTTTACCTCTATACCTAAAGAAGCTACCATAGAAAAATCTAAGCATTCGGATGATGATGATACAACCCAAGATAATGAAACTTCTTACAATGCGACGACACTTGCAAAGGATGAAAAACTGATGGAAGAAAAACTAGTAGAGATGATTGAGCAGATGAAGCGCATTGGCTCCATGCTAGGCTCCATGAATGACATGATGATGGAAATGAAAAATCAAAATGACATGATGATGGAGATGATGGCTAAAAAGATGAGTGAAGGTGAACAGCAGATTGAAGATGCTGAACCGGGAAAAGAAGAAGAATTAAAGTATGACAAAGAAAAAGAAAAAGAAAAAGAAGAGATGAAAGCTTTAAAGACGCTAATTACGTGCCAGAACGAGAAGATTGAGCAAATCAGCGCTATAATGTTAAATATTATCAGTAACAATGATCATTCAAACAGGTAGTACCTGTGCGGTTTTCATACGGTAACTAAAACTATTAAGGGGTTTTGAATGTCAAACGAGTTTCCACACACAAGCAAATTGTACGAGGCCCTAGCTTCTCAAAAGGCTCCAGGTAACCACACTTTAAAACCAGTTTACGAGAACGATCTTCGTCAAGCTGCGGCTTTGCTACAAACCAAAGCGGGTGAATCTAACTTTGGTCTGCTTTTTGGTCACAAGTTAAGAGATGACGATGACAGAGCAACCAGTGTTCCTTTGAACTTTGGTTCAAAATCAAGCATGTCTTACAATGCATCTGAAATGCTAGACAACGAGGCTAGAAAGCGTTTATTTCTTTTAAAGAAGGCGTATTCTAACTGTGAAATCCAGGCCATGTACAAAGGGTCAACTCGTCATCCTTCAAAAGCGTTGATCAAGTCTGTACCCTTGTGGACAACTTTTGAAAGATACGCCAAATCTTTCAACATAACTGATTTTGATACTTTTATTGACCAGGTTCAGGCTCGCTTTTACTTTGAAGAGTATGAGATTCCAAGAGTATTAGCTGATCAGTTTGACGGCATGCCGATGTCTAGTCCAATCGTTAGAGTTCCAGGAGCTTTGGGACTTTTAGAAGGTGAACTAGAGCCTGATGACGGAACATTCTCTGAGCAGTCTAATACTCAAGCAAGCTACCTTGTAGAATCTAAGAACAACGTCGTGCACGTCAAGATTACTCAAGATTTGTTAGACGATTCTTCTCCTGCCATTATCGACAAGTTAAGAAAAGGTGTCGTAGAAGGCATCAATCGTTCTTACGAGCGATGCATGCTTGATGGTGATGACACAGTTCCCCACATGGACGCCGACACTGCAGCCGGTAGTGCAAAGTTGTACTCCAAAGCATGGAAGGGTCTACGTAAGCGTGCCTTTGATAACGAAGTTGTCGTGGGTGGAGAAGAGATTGTGTTTGATCATAACGACACACCTTCTAAAGACATGTTCTCAGGTCTTTTAAAGCGTCTTAAATGCCAAGGTGCAGACAAGACAGATCTAGTTTACATCCTAGGTTGCTCATCGACTCATGACCTTGTCAGCGGAGCTATACCAGAACTCTTCACAGCGTTTGCGTTTGGATCTATTGCGTCTAACCGTTCAGGGATTGCGCCACCGGTATTTGGTATCCAAGTCGTAGAGTCTCAGTATGTACGAGAAGATTTGTTAGCGACTGGTAAAGCGGCGGCTGTTCCTGCAACAACTTTGACTTATGCTCTACTTGTTCAAAAGTCACGGTTTATGAACTGGACTAGACAAGCAACCAGGGTATTTGCGTCTCCGTCTCTACCAAGTAGTGATCAGATGCTCATGAGTGGTAAGGCTCGTCACGTGTTTGACGGAACTCCGCAAAGTGTCATTGAGCGCTCTGTAGTCATGGCTAGAAATGTCAGAACTGTATAGTATATGTGGTGTGGGTAGTCCATTTAGTTTATGCCTTTTTCTAAATGGACTACCTTATTTTTAAGGATTATTCATGTCACTCGTTTGCTACCTGTTAAGAGCCCAAGTTAAAGGGCATTCTTCCATGCCGATTTTAGAATGTGGGGGAACTCAGGTGACAACGGGTGATTTTATTTTAACGGATAAAAAAACCGCAGATAAGATCTACAAAATCTACAAAAAAAACTTATCTGTTCCCATTGAAGTGACCTTAGAGGGTCAAACGAAACTCAAACACGGTTTTTACGAGCATAAAAGATTGCCTAAAAACCATGGATTAAATCACACAGTTTTGACACCGCACGTGAAACCATCTATGAGTGACAAGTTAGCAGTTGAAATCTTAACAAGGCAAACGTTTGAAGATCTAAAAATTGAAGACTGTGAAGACAACCTGGACAAAAAAATGAAAACCTCCAGTAAAATAAATAAAAAACATAAACGTAAAGAGGCCAAACGTGCCTAGACCCTACGTCACTATAGATGAAATAAAAGACTGGATTGGTATAGAACTCGCTAACACCAGTCATGACACCACAATCGAAATCATGCGTGATTCGGTGGAACAAGCGGTCATTAATTACGTGGAAAATGACTTTGATGTTCACGTGGTCGTTAATGAAATTCTAGACTCCAACGGTAGTGACACGATCATCCCCAGAAATGAACCCTTAATCAGTGTGCAAGCTGTGCGCATTGGCGTAAAAACCGACGGTAGTGGCGGTGATGACTTAAATACGGACAGTTATTTTGTTGTCACGGAACGAGGTGGGAGTGCGGTGGTGCTTCAAGGGTTTTTACAACCAAGAGGCAGAGCGGTGACAAGGTTGGACTACACCTACGGGTATGAAGAGCTACCGCCTGATGTCAAAGAAGCGATCTTACTGTCTGTAGAAGCTAAGTTTAGGCGTAAAGGCAGAAAGTCCATTGGCCTTAACA